ACAATTAAAAGAATTTATAGAATAATGGTAAAAATTAAATCTAACTTATTGTCTGACCGTAACAATTTTAAGCCTTTCAATTACCCTTGGGCTTATGATGCATGGTTAAAGCATGAACAAAGTCATTGGCTTCATACGGAAGTGCCTATGGCCGAAGACGTAAAAGATTGGAAAAAGAAGTTAACAAATGAAGAAAAACAATTTCTCACACATATTTTCCGCTTTTTTACACAGGGAGATATCGACGTTGCTGGAGGTTACGTCAACAATTACCTTCCTTATTTTCCTCAGCCAGAAGTACGCATGATGCTATTGGGCTTTGCTGCTCGTGAAGCTCTTCATATTGCAGCGTACTCTCATTTAATTGAAACGCTTGGATTGCCCGAAGCTTTATATAATCAATTCCTTGAGTATCAAGCTATGAAAGATAAACATGAATATGTAATGGATTTATCTGCGCAAAATACTACAAAGGAAAATACTGCAAAACATATTGCAGTATTCTCGGCCTTCACTGAAGGTATGCAATTGTTTAGCTCATTTATTATGTTACTTAATTTTCCACGTCACGGTAAAATGAAAGGCATGGGCCAAATTGTTACTTGGTCAATTGTTGATGAAACAATGCATACTGAATCAATGACTAAGTTATTCAAAGAATATATAAAAGAAAACCCTGAGATTTGGAATGATGAACTTAAATCAGAACTTTATACAATTGCAGAACGAATGGTCGAACTCGAAGATCGGTTTATCGACCTCGCTTTTGCTTTGGGTGGTATGGATAATCTTAGTGCTTCTGACGTTAAGCAATACATTCGTTATATTACTGATCGACGTCTTATCGGATTGGGCCTTAAAGGAATTATGAAGGTTAAAAAGAATCCTCTCCTTTGGGTTGAAGAAATGATTAACGCGCCAATTCATGGAAACTTCTTTGAAAATAGAGTCACCGATTACGCTAAAGGCGCACTTGGTGGTACATGGAATGATGTTTGGGGTAAAGCTGCGTAATGTCACACATAAAGGATATATAATGGCAACTAGCAGATTATTTGAGTGCTCTGAATGTGGCGCTTTTGGTAAAATTACATTGAAGAGTGAAGAACATGAAAAGTCTTCAATCGCTTGCTGCCCGGTTTGCGCAGCTGATATAACTGAGGATGAAAAATATGACAACGAAGAAGATTAATAAAGTAATAGTATACTATGACGATGGCACATACGAAGAAATTAAAACTGGCGTTGTTGATTCACAGAATCAACCAAATAAAAATACTTTTAGCACGCCTTTCGTAGATCTTAGACCAGATTACTATAAAATCAAAGAATACGATACTGTACCGCCATTCACTGTAACATGTGAAACTGGTAGTGTTCCACTTACTTACACGATGACAGAGCCTAATAACTGGAAGTTCACTTCCACGGGCAACTTTGCACCTGATAATAAATATTCCATTACAAGCACTGGTAATGGTAATGTGGATATATCAAAATAAAGAATTTACTGAAGATCAAATAGAAAAGAATATTGGTTATGTTTATCTCATAACCAATAAAGTATCTGGTCGAAAATACATCGGAAAGAAACTTTTCTGGTTCTCAAAAACAAGAACTATTAAAGGTAAGAAGAAAAAAGAAAAAGTTCTTTCCGATTGGAAGACATATTGGTCTTCTTCTGAAGAATTACAAAACAACGTAAAAGAACTCGGTGAGGAAAACTTCACACGAGAAATTTTGTATTTGTGCTTTAACAAAGGCACAATGTCGTATCTAGAGGCCCGCCAACAATTTGCATGCGGCGTTTTAGAAAAACCAACTGAATGGTATAATGGTATCATTCAATGCAAAATACACAGAACACATGTTAAACTATGAAATTTAATAACGAATCATTCTGCCCAGAAGCATGGTCACAAATGGTGATTGATGCCGAAGGTGACTTTAAAATATGTTGTCTTTCAAACTTTGATGATGATTTTGGAATGGCCATAGATTCTTCAAAAAAAGTAATGAACATTGCTACACATTCTATTTCAGAAGCTCTTAATAGTGAAACACATAAATCACATAGATTAACATTAGCTAATAATGTCTGGCCAAAAAGATGTAGATCTTGTTTAGATTCTGAAAATGCTACAAAATCAAAAATTGCTGTTAATGGAAGAAGTAAAAGACAGGGCGTTTTAAATAATGTTATAACATCTATACCAAAATATGTTACAGTGGATACAGCTGCTTTACATACTAACAAAGATGGTAGTGTCACTTCTAAGGTTGTTAATCTGGATTTAAGATTTGGAAATCTATGTAATCAGAAATGTATTATGTGTAGTCCTCAACATAGCAATCAATGGTATGACGATTGGTCTGCAATAATATTAAGTGATACGGCAATATATCAAAAGGGGAAATATAAAACATTCCCATTGATACAAGATGATAGAGGCAAGACCGTTATGGATGGTCTTCACCCTTGGTGGGAAACAGAAAATTGGTGGAAGAAATTTGATGAAATAGCTAAAGATTTACGCCACATATATTTCACAGGTGGAGAACCACTGATAGTTCCTGCAATGCAAGAATGTCTTGATAGACTTATAAATGCTGGCTATTCTAAAGATATAGAATTAAGATATGATACTAATTTATCAGTAATTAACAATAAAGTTATTGATAAATGGAAACATTTTAAAAATGTAATTCTTTGCATAAGTATAGATGACACTGAAGAAAGATATGAACTTATTCGCTTTCCTGGAAAATATGATAGAATTTTAGAGAATATTAAAACTATAAAAGAAAAAAATATTAAGATAGAATACCTATCATCGTGTATTGGTATTGCATCTCCATATAGTGTTCTTCGTGTTCTAGAATTAGCAGAACAATTCGATGTTCCAACTTATTTTAGATTTTTAGAAGGTCCAGATTGGCTTGACATAAGAACATATTCTACACAAGCTAAAATGAAAATTATTAAAACGCTTGAACAATCTAAGTATGCAAACAATGAATGGGTAATTGGAGAAATAAAATTACTTCAGAAATATATGCGCACTGAATCTCGTCAAACATTAGAAAAGTTTATTCGTACAATGGAAATATTAGATGAGCGTAGAGGAACTGATTGGAAAAAGACTTTGCCAGATGTAGTAGATCTTATTCATATGAGTAAATAGAAATGACATATCTGTTATTCTTTAATGCAATTGCATTATCAATTATAGCAGAATATTATGCTATAATGGGGTTGATGGCGATATTCTCTGGTTCGCCAATTTCTATTGCAGTGATGGGCGCAATATTAGGTCTTTCTAAGGTGGTGATTACATCTTGGCTATATAGAAATTGGAAAGAAACGCCGATAATAGTAAAATCATATTTCGTTACGGCAATTAGCATACTCATGCTCTTAACAAGTATGGGTATATTCGGGTACTTGTCAAAGGCGCATCTTGAGCATGGAATATCTCTTGGAGATGTAGGTGCTGAAGTTACGTTATTAGACGAGAAAATTAAAATACAAAAGGAAAATATAGATGCAGCTCGTAAAACGCTTACTCAATTGGATAACCAAGTCTCAGCAGCCCTCGATCGCTCCACAACCGACGCCGGAGCCGATCGTTCAGCCTCCATTAGAAGAGGTCAAAGTAGAGAAAGAGCCAGAGCCTTTGAAGAAATCAGTGCCGGCCAAAAAGAAATTGCCAAACTCACCGAGGAACGCGCCCCAAAAGCAACCAGTCTCCGCAAAGTCGAAGCAGAAGTCGGTCCAATCAAATACATCGCAGCGCTCATCTACGACGAAAGCACCGATCAAGACTCGCTCGAGAAAGCCGTCCGCTGGGTAATCATACTCATTGTTTTTGTGTTTGATCCATTAGCAGTATTAATGTTTATTGCTTTAAATCAATCTGTATCTCAAAATGAACAAAAGAAGCCTAATGTATCACATGAGATACAGATTGAACAGCCTTTAGCTGTTCATGAAGTTGAACCAGAAATTAAAGAAGAACCAATAGTTGAACCTATTAATGAACCAAGACATATCAAAATGTCTGGAAATGTACAACTTGTAGAAGAATTTAAAATTGAAAGAATCGTAACTTAGATTGTACAGAAATTCGTAGTAGTGGTATAATGTATCTAAGGATACTCTATACACCATTATGTTTACAGAATCAGATAAAACCAAATTAGTTACACTGCGCACAGCAGTGCTTCAACTATACTCAAAGAAACTCTCTGAGTTAAACGATCCCAAGCTAACATCACTATTCTTTAACCATTGCGTTATTTCAGGCGGAGCTATCTCTGCTATGTACTGGAACGAAATTCCAAAAGATATAGATGTATACGCTAAAGACAATAAAGACATCAAAGTAATTTCTAACTTCATAACAGATGTCAGTGTCTATATCAAAAGCACAGAACATTATAATTTAGATAACGCTATAGATCCTAAGCTATGCGTTACTAATAATGCAATCACCTTAAAGAACGACATTCAATTTATCACGCTTACTGATATTGAAACTGCTCGTAAAAGCTTTGATTTTATTCATTGCATGCCTTGGATAGACATCAAAACTCAAAAGCTGCATATCTCTGAAGCTCAATTTGAATCAATAAAGCTACGTAACATTGTTTTAAACAAAACTGGCCAATCGCCTAAAGAATATCGAGTTCAAAAATATGTTTCAAAAGGTTGGAACTTTAATTCGTAATTGTGTTACAATAGCTTTATCTTAACAAGGATTATCACATGCAAGGAGTAAAACAAGTGCCAGCACTATTAAAAGCAAGGGTTAGCATCGATGACCAAGTCTCTGTTACCAAGACAATTGGTATGAAGACAGGTTATATGGTACTATCTGAATTTGAAAATGAATTGGGTCATGTTACTGCAAAGGTTTTTCCAAAGGAATCTTCTGCAAAAGCATACGCTCAAGATCAACGAATTATCGAAGTAGACGTTATAAGGAAATTCAAATGAATATAGATTTTAACACATTTTTTCGTCTTAGAGTAGACGTCACTAAAGTGAAAGAAAATCTTTTCGAGCTACAAATAGAAAGAGTTGACCTAGCGTCTTCATTTGAAAGCACTGTGCAAAAATACTTTTTTGAAGCTGATCAGCTTAAACAATTTGTAGAACATATTAATGAGGCAACCCGTGATCACATCTAACTCACCCATCGATTGGACAAACTTTATGAAACCCGAAGATAAAGAAGATTATAAGAAGTCACAAGAATTTCGTGATTGGCTTAATGAAATGCTTAGTATCAATGTAGCTAATATCACCTTTACTAAAAAGGATGGCACTAAACGAGTTATGCAATGCACTCGAAATTTTAACGTGATTCCAGTTGATCAACATCCTAAGAACACCAGTGTAGAATCTACTACAGCATGCCGCGTATTTGATGTCGAAAAACAAGAATGGCGCTCCTTTGTTTACGAAAATGTTGAAAGGTTTGAATATGACATCTAAGATTATTCTGTTTGTTGCATTGGTAATTTTTCTAGTTTTTGTTGGGCCACTTCTAACAATTTGGTCTCTTAATACGCTCTTCCCAGCATTAGCTATTCCCTATGCGCTTGAGACTTGGGCTGCATGCATATTGCTTCAATTGGCCATCAAGTCTGACATTAGCTATAAAAAGTAATACTTTTGGATACGGTGTACATTAATTCGTGTTTGGTATATAATACTAACATGAATTGGAGGAATTATGGCTACTAAAGAAAAAGAACCTAAACTGACAGCATCCGAAAAGCGTTCTCAAAAACGCCGTGAAACTGCTGTAAAAATGCACCAAGTATT